TGCACTTACTGTTGACCTGCTTATATTGTGGAATACTGATTTTCATTGTAACCTCTATTCCATCTGCAGACAGCTTAGCTCGTGTTGTATCAAATACAGAAAGCTCCCTGTACCAGATATGCATCCCGGTAGATCTTACCTTTTCCACCGGAAAGTCCTGCAAATTATCCTCCTCTATCCTGAGAAGTTCCAGCACACCATCTGTATATTCAGGCATTGCCATCCGCTTCCACCTCCGTTTCCATCTGCCACGTTAAAATCATACTTGAATAATTATCCATAAACTCACTGACTCTATGATGATATGCATAATACATGTAATTTTTAAGCAGCATCCTGTATGTCAGATCTGTTGTGATATTGCAGCCGGGATTTAAGCTCCCGACTGTACATTCACCCTCTCTTGCAAGATTTGCAAGCTGACTGTCTTCGTAATATGGCGGAATCTGGAATTCTGCCCTCATCTCTGATACCAGTGCTGTCAGTTCTGTGTTCTCCATATTACTGCCTCTCTTTTATTATTCCTGTCCAGCCTTAACGATTGTAGCCTGTGTTACAGGGAGCACATACTCCTCCAGCTTAGTTACATCAAAGATAACTGCAACATTGTCATCTACGGCACGGCCGTTTGCATAACATGATGCGATAATGAGATCTGCATTTTCCATAGCCTTTGTCTGGTCATACTCATTGACTCTCACACCTGTTGTTCCCATAGTGTAGTATCCTGCAATTGTAAATGCAGCCTTCCCCTTCGGACAATTTGCATCTACGATTTTCTCGATGTCAATGAATGACTTGTTGACATAGCCGCCTGTCAGAGCCTCTCCATACATGCATGGATCCACATATTCTGCCTCGTCTGACGGATTGCAGATAAGATACAGCTTGTCTACAACACGCTTACCATTATTGGTAAGAGTCTTTCTCACATCTGAAAGTCCTTTAGGGCTGAATTTTTTGATGTTTGTCACAACCGTCTTAGCCTTGTTGGTACCGTCGCTGTTTGATGTTCCAATCTGACGGAAAATACCAATCGGTCCTGTCTTTCCATCTCCATCAAGATATCCCTTTACAAGACCATCCTGCATGGCTTCTGACAAAATTGCCATAAAATAACGGTCAACAAACTCAAGCGAAAGCTCTCTGATTGCCTTTGGAATAACTAAGTAAGCGGTGAGCATGTGAAGGTCAATGTTAAGTGCTGAAATCTCTGTGCTCAGCTCGCCCTTAACTGAGTCTGTAAGAGCTCCCCATACTGCTGCACCTGTATGTGATGCAACAATCCACTTCTTGACATTGGCAGGTGCCATGTTGACAAGATTAAGGATTGGTGATGCTTTCTTGACATCATCAAGTGTTCTGTCAATGATTTCAGTCGGAATGATATCAATCTGATTGGCCGTGATTGACTGCTTGATATCTTTGAAGCCTTCATAGAAGTTTTTCTCTTCCTGTGAAAGGTTACGGAGTCCGAGCTGCTTCTTGAAGTCGGCATCATGGCTCGCACGCTCTGCCTCTGCTACAACCTGATTGATCAGATCTTCATGCATAGCTTCCTGCATCATCTTGATTGACTGCATAATTGCTTCTGATTTTTTCTCTGGCGGTGCATCATTTAAAAGCTGCATTACCTTGTCTTTTACTTCCTGGTTTAAATCTTCTACCTTCATTTATTTTCCCTCCTGATTAAAAAAAGCACCCCAACCGGTGCAGTCTGTTTCTGGTTCTTTTTTGTGTGTAAGCTGATAGAACTCTGCCAGCTGTTTCTGATGCTCTGTACGATTCTTTAGCCGCTGCTGCAGCATTTCATTTTCTTTCAGCACCTCCTGCAATTTTACATCCGATGCTGTTTCTTCTTTTGGTGCTACCCCGATTTCATCAATCAGGCCATATTCCAAGGCCATCTGTGGGGACAGCGTTGTTGTCTTATGCATCATCTCCCGCAGCTCATCCTCGGAAATTTTTGCCCGCTGCATAAACAGTGCTACACAGCTATCCATAGCGACATCCAGATTGTCCGCTTCTGCTCTCAGGTCTGCAGCATTTCCGCTTACCGTCTCCCACATGTCATGAATGATTGCGGTCGTACCCTGCCCCATAATGCGCTTATCGCATGCCTGCAAGATCGTAAAGGCTATCGAATGGCATCCGCCCATTACAATTCCTGTTTTATAAGATCCATGCTGCTGCAGCATATTATAAATCGCGGTTCCCTGATCGACGCTTCCGCCATTGGAATTAAAGTAAATCTTAATCTCATCGGTCTCCGGAATTGCATCCAGAAGCTCCTTAAAATGCTTTGCTGACGTCTCAGAATCTTCGTACTGCCATGTGTCCCAGTTGAACGGACCTGTTTTTCTTATTTCATCAAAAATAAAAATCTCATGAATATTATCCGTCTGCTGGAACCTGTAGATTACATTTTTCTGTTCCATGTCCTATTTCCTTTCTTTAAATTTTATGCTGTTTGACGGACAGCTCCGAGATATTGGATCACCTCCTCATCATCTAAATAAGTTCTTCTGTTTTCTCATTCTGTCCCTCCTCTGCATAGTTTTTGGTCAGCGCTCTCGCCTGACTGAAATCTGTATTAAGTAATGGATAACCTACCATTTCACGCAGCTCATCATAACTAAATCCGATTCCGCGCAGCTTATCCAAATTTACAGCACTGTCTACAACATCCACATGCTTAAATCGAGCAAGCCATACAAGCACACGTTCGCATTTTTTACTGTAATCATTCTCACCAACGATGTACGCTGTTAAAGTATCGTTAATTACTTCCGCCACAGGGCTGCATGCATATGTGATAAATTCATTCGTTGCATCGGATTTTTCCGTGATATTCCCATTAAATACTGCTTCTGGAATGTCAAAAGCATTTGCTACCTCGTTATTGATTGTCAGTGCAATCTTTGCCAGTTCCTCTGCTTTTGCATTCGTCTGGACAGTAAGACTTTCCAACGCAATTCCGTTAGCCTCTGGCAAAATCGATAGTTCATCGGATTCCAATATCCTTTTAATTTTTGCTATATACTCGTTTCTTGTAACTTCACGATCTGTCCCATCCGCTTTTTTCTCTCGAAAATTCATATTTCCGTCAATCTTTAATTTGTATTTTGGCTGGTTCGAAAGGCGTATCATCGCATTTACCGCATCCAATGTGCGGTCATACTGATCTACAACACTTTGCAAATACAATCGGATTTTTGAATTGTCATATCTAAGATGTATCACATCCTTTGTCTGGAATGTTCTGTATAGTCCATAATTTGCGCCGGCGCAATTCAGCATCACATTGCTGTATGTTCTCTCCGAGAGAACACTATCCGTAACCTGCCAACTTGCGGCTCTATAATATTTGTTGTTCATTGGAATAATCAGAGCTTCCTGTTCTGTCAGAAGCGATTTGATTACTTTTGTCCAGAATACCGTACCGCATTCATGGTCATTCGGCTGAACATTCAGTCGGTACTCAATGTTTCGTTTCTGGCTGCTGTCCGTCTGTATCAGGATATCCGACTTTGCGATTGCTTTTGCGACCATTGATATTGCTTTTTCGATCGCCAGTTTCGACAGATTCAGCTTATCGAGATCAACTGCAATCACTTCTGCAAGCGACTTTATCTCTTTATCCCTGTTGAAAAATAAAAAATCAAACATGTTGCCTCCTAAATGTATACCACCTGGACTTCCAGCTCATCTTTGCAAAACATAGCAACATCAAAAGCCATAAATCCATCATTTTTCCTTAATTTTGGTTCAATCTTCCCAAACATCTTGTTTCCAAACTTGTCCTCACTCACGCTTGTATTGTTGGTGTACCAGCGCATGATTGAAGATGCTCCAAAATTTATCATCCCCTGACTGAACATGGACTGGATAAACGGAGCAATTATACCTGTTGCAGATGTTATCTTTCTAATCAGCCTGATAATGCCATTCGGATTCTTTTTATCTTCAATCGAAATACCACGCTCCTCAAATGCCAGCTTAAACAGAGTATAACGGTATGTGTCCATTGCAATCTTTTTGACTTCATATTCAGAAAATCTGGCCATACACCAATCCACAATCAAATTAACATCAATTACCGGTCCCGGTACAATTTCAAAATCATTAAATTCAGGCTGTCCGATATTTTTCAACGGAAATTTTATAGAATCTAAAAAAGGCGAGTCTGCACAGATCCATGTGTGCTGCCGCCATATATATTCTCCCGATTCTGTTTTTGTAAGGACTCCTGCTGATGCAAAGTCCCTGATGTCTGCATAATCCAGTCCTATGACTGCTGGCTGTCCCTTGGTATCTTCTGTTTTTCGCGGAATCTTTCTTTCCAGTTCATCACGAGTTGTACCCTCATAACATGCCCGCAGTACATTCTGCCAGCTTGTAACTGTCTCCTCTTCCCTTCTTGCGGCTCTGTTCATTCGCTTTGTTATGAACTCAGGTCGCTTTGATGGGATCTTTTTCATTTCCAGATAATCATGCATGATCTGATTTGCAAGGATAGGCATATACTCCATAGATGGGTTTGCCTTGTGCCATGCATCCGGTATATCCACTTCTTTCATATCATCAATTTCACAGATGAAAGGGAAATATCCCAGTGGGTTTTCCCCAGTTTCAAGAATCTCTGCGCACATGACCGATATCTCATCCAGTGGACCATCCCTGACATATCCATCCGTTGTAATAATAAATTCTCTTGAATGCTTAACTTTACCGAATGATGACTCGAACACATTTATCTGATCATAATTCTCATAAGCATGAATCTCATTTAGTACAAGGCAGCCTGTTCTCTTACCATCCTTGGTCTTGGCATTTGATGTGTTGTATTTCATCTCTGAACCGGTCGCAAGGTTACAAATCAGCTCCTTAGTTACAGAGAATTTGCCCTTAAATTTAGCATTTTCATGCAGCATATTATATGCCACTTTGAATGTATCCTTAACCTGGTCTTCTGAATTGGCAACTATCTCTACATGATAATTTTTCACACCATACAGCGGAGTCTGCAGAAAATTTGCCAATGGTACTATAAACCCGTCTTTACCATTTCCACGTCCTTCCTTGATAAAAAACTTTGGAAATATCGGGATATCATCCTTATACATGAACACAAAAGCATAAATAAATTTCTGAAACGGAAACAGCTCATAGTAATTTACCCGACAGTATTCAAGGCACTGCTCATATGTTTTTCTATCAAAAAAAACATCGTTCCGCTTTAATAACGGCTTTACGATGTTTTTGATAAGCAATTTTCTTTTTTTATTTATCCATTTTGAATGCTCTTTGACATATTTGAGATAATCATCAATTTCTTTACAGGTAACCATCTGAAGAATTCTGCGGCTCTGGTACCGGATCTTTTAATTTCAGATCAGCTAATATCTTAAGCATGGTGGCTGTGGTCTTTTGCAGATTGACTACAGATTCATTTGCCTTTTCAACTCTACCCCATTTCCATTGATAGTCTTGTACCTCAGACCTTTTTGCTTTATATCACTGATCAGTTTCTTCTTGAGCGACCAGTAATATACATAGTCCTCTATCATGTCCTTATAGAAATCGGCACTCATGCCTCTAAGCTCCAACTGTTTTATCAAGGATTCCTTAATTTCTGTTTTTGTCAAGCTGCTCACCCCCCTCTTTTTTCTCAAAATATGTCAGTTTTGGAACTATTTTTATGCATTTTTGCAGCAAAAAACACGGTGTTTTTATCATTCATGAAAAAATTCCTTCTTAAAGTAATTCTTCAAAAAGTCCCCCCTGCCCTTTTCACGCGAGATTTCAAAATTTTTCCGGAGTCATGGCCACATGCCCGTTCGCCATTCAAGAAAATTTCGCAAAAATTGACCGGGGGGTATTACCAACGCTCCCGGCTCGCAAGTTTCTTTTTTCTTTTGAACTTGTGAGGCACTCTGCCATGTCTGATGTTGTGACAGCGAACGCACAGACTAATAAGATTGTCATTATCCAGTGCAAGCTCCGGATGCTCCTTCAGTTCCTGTATGTGATGTACCTGCTCCGCCCGTGCTATCTTCTTTTCTTTCTCCGGCAGCCATTTTCCCTCTGCCACAGCCTTTTGGATTCTTGCCCTGCAGTCCTGACACTCAAAGCGATCCCGCTTTAATATCTCTATTCTTTTGGTTTGCCATGCCTTACTGTCATAAAACTTCTTTGCTTCTGTATCTGTCATTATTCCAAAATAAAAAGGACCGGCCCTTTTGCCAATCCTTTATGCTTACACTATATCACACATCAAACGGACAAAACGGACAACTTTATTTATTTTCTTTCTGAGACTGCTGCAGATATCTGTCATGTTGCTTTCGCGCGCTCTCGGCAGTAATGCCAATCTTCTGTGCCACTGTGTTCCAAGAATAGCACCTGACATGACGATACAGCATAATCTGTCGAATGACTGTGTCGTCTATTGAGATAATCCATGAGATAATTCTGTCCTGCTGCTGATTGAGCTTTCTCTTCTTGGTTTCAATCAGCTCTCTTACACTCACAGCCTTGATTGCCAAGTCTGCCATCGGGTCACTGCTTCCAGTGCCCGGAGTGAATGGCAAGCCTGTAATCTGCATTGCTTTTCCTTCTGCTTTGCTTTCAATCAGCTCCAGTTGTTCTTCCCACATCTTGATTTCTTTTTTGATATAATATACGCTTGTTAATTCTTTCTTCGTCATTTGTCACTCCTCAATGGGTTCTATGGGTTTTACTCGGCTGTAAGTCCTGCTATTCAACTGCTGCCTCCTAAGTTAATCTTCGAACAGGGCATTTATCACAATGCTCTTCTCCCATTCTGTTATATGCCTCGTCATCCGTTGCCAGTGGATACTGTGACGGCCATTTGCAATATTCATCACATATCCTGTCATGGATATCTTCAAGAATCTGTGGAAGAGACATGTCTTCCTGTTTCTCGTGTTGTCTCATCTCTGTCATCTCCCTTCTCATATCCCATGCACTTTACCTGTCTGCTTGGTCTACCGCATTTCTCGTAATACCTACAGTTTATGCATTCATTTCTGTTCATTGTGTTTCGTCCTCTTATCCCTATCTTCCTGAAGCTTATCGTATTCTCTAATTAACAACAGTCCTATCACAAACTCTGTTGTTCCAATCAGGGTGAACGTTAAGAGTATCCCATATACTATTAAATCTATTTCTGACATATTATTCTCCTATTCTGCTTCTGATTGAAGCCATTCAAACCAATCGGTAAGCATTGGTAAATCGTTGCCGTTTAATGCTAAATCGTGCACAGCTAAAAACTCTGCCAACTCTTCATCCGACATATTCCTTATCCTGTTGGCATTGGTCTGTCTCTTTTTCACATTTGATATTCCTACCAGGTAGTCAATGCTAACGTCTAGTGCTCGTGCTATGCTAACTAATATATCGCCTCTAGGTATTCTTTTGCGTCTGATGTAACAAGACATAGCTGATTTGGTAATACCAGCTTTGCTTGCTAATTTTGTTTGTGTAAGCCCTTTTTCTTTTCTCACTTGTTCTAATCGAGATATGAAAATCTCTGTTGTTTCATTCATCTTAATATCCTCCACTACTACTCCGTCAACTTCTTTGCCATTACCTCTTGCCTCTTTTCTTTTTCTTTCTTCTGATTAATTTTAGCGGGCAATCTGATATTCTTTGCTCGCCGGTTATGTCGTTGTTCCACGGCAGCGTAGTACCTGTCAGGTAACAACTGCATGGTGTCTCTTCATCATCGGGGTTAAATGGTGCCAGCCAAAAAAAGCAGTCTATACATGCGCATGGCATCTTGTTGGTTGATACTTTCATTATGTGTTTAGGGTTCCATGCTGTCATTTTCTCCGCCTCTCAATTCTTTCAGTCTTGATTTGGCTTCCTCTCTTGTAAGGAATACTGTTTTGCCAATTTTATCAACATCAAGATTGTAACCATATGTTTTATCGTTTTCGTCCACATGATGTTCTCCATATATAAGCCACGCTCCTGTCCAGTCAACAGAAAAACCTACAACTTCATATTCAAGTATGATTTTTCCACTAATATAAAAAACAGCATCTCCCACCTTGCAAGGCAACTTGATAAGTCTGCCCTGTTCTTCTAAGTCCTCATATTTTTTCAGTGTTTCTCTTAAATTTGCCATAGCCCACAAATTGCGATAAAACAATGCCAAAAGTCCAACTTCGCTATCCAATTCAATCGAAAGCATGGAACCCATATACTCATCAAATTCTTCGTCTGACAAATCGCTTAAGTCTTCACCGCACATATCTTTCATAAGATTTCTTACGAGCTGTCTGCTGTCAATGTCTAAATCATAATCTCTATACCTTGCGTTACGTTTATCATCTGCATAGCAGCTATTATGTGCCAGTTCAATCATTGACATATCAGATACTTTTTTGTCGCTTGTTAATCTCTCCATTACTGCTCCTTTCCACCTGTCTTTAAAATGATCGTTTGGATTTTATACTTGGTTTTAAAATTTAAAAAAGCTTAGGCAAACCGGAGTTGCCCGGTCTGTTCTGTTTTTATATTCATATTCGGTGTACGCTCCGCAATACACAGTTCCGGCAAATTGGCTCTTACCAGTGCTGCAGGTATTGGCGGACAAACCGCATTGCCGCATCTGCGCACCTGCTCACTTCTTGGATATGTCTTTCCAGCATAGTCGTGATCGATTATGTAATCGTCCGGGAATCCCTGACATCCGTATAGCTCCCTTGGTTCCAGCATCCGAAGTCCAATATCTACAATCTGGTAATCTACACCCTTTATCGTTACCAAACCAAATCTATCCCTCGATGTTACTGTATCCAGAGGTTCTTCAATATCCTGTCCTACGCCTTGGCCATAATATTTTATTAAAAAAGCTCTGACCTCTCCAAAATGTCCAGGTGATGTAGTTATGGTATGTAATGGTTCTCTTAAATCTTGTCCTGTGCCACTCTTATAGAATTTGCTCAAGAACGATGTGACTAGTCCATACCGGTTCGAACCATCCACGGTCATGATCGGATCTTTTATTGTCTGCCCCCGGACTTCTCCCTGTGCTGTCTCGGAATGGTACTGGATCAGTGTAGGACTTATCAAGCAGTGCTCATTTTTACTTACGATTGTTGTAAGTGGTTCTCTTACATCCTTACTTCTGTCCTTGGAAAATCCGGTCTGTCCGATTTGTACCATATATGGCTCTACAATCCCATATCCATGCTTTCCAGTTATTGTTGGCATAGGCTCTCGAATGTCATTTGGTCTGCGCTCACCACCATGATTACATTGAATGATAAAAGGCTCTGGATTGTCCAAAACGAATTTTTTTAAGCCTCTTGCTATCCGATCCATTGTCTTTTGTGCCAGTGGTCTTACTGCCCGGATTCCGTATTTCTCTTTAATCTCTTCTGAAGTATCGAAGATACTCGGACAGGGCAAGGAAAAATCTAACTGTGTGTATGCTCCAACATAAGGCTTGAGCAATCCTTTCTTAACTTCCTCACTGTCTGCAGGTGCATGTGTTGGCTTTGGCCAGACAATCGGCTTACCGTCACACCGTGCGATCATGAAAAATCTTTTGCGCATAGTAGGTGTACCATAATCAGCAGCAATCAGTTCCTTAAACTGTACCTCATATCCTAAATCATTAAGCTGTTGTACAAATTTTTCAAATGTTTTACCCTGTTTTGATTTGATCGGATGATGTCCTCTGTTCAACGGTCCCCATGTCTTAAATTCCTCCACATTTTCCAACATTATCACCCTCGGTCTGACAAGCCCAGCCCATCTGCAAGCTACCCATGCAAGTCCTCGAATGTTCTTGTCTTTTGGCTTACCGCCTTTTGCCTTACTAAAATGTTTGCAGTCCGGGGAAAACCAGGCAAGTCCAACTGGATGCCCCTTACAAGCCTTAACTGGGTCAACTGCCCACACATTTTCGCAATAATGCATTGTATTCGGGTGATTTGCCTTGTGCATCTTGATAGCTTCTGGATCGTGGTTGATAGCTATATCAACGCTATATCCTGTTGCTAGTTCTATTCCCGTGGAAGCTCCTCCACCACCTGCGAAGTTGTCAACTATCAATTCTCCATTTATCATTTTCAGTTTCTTCCTTTTGTCATGTCATTCTCCTGAGGTAAAGGGAGCTGGGTAAGGGCTCCCTTGTGTATAAATGGCTTACAAATCAGTTTTCGTGATATAAATTAATTCGCATGCCCGGTTTCTTTCGCGTTACCGCAGGTGTTTCAACCCAATCTGTAGGCTTCTGACTCCTGCCAGAAAAAATCTACTCCGGAGAGAAGTCTTAGAACTTCAAGCTCTGGTTTATAGTCCGGATCTGTGAAGCATATTCCTATGGCCATATCGTCATTGTATGTTAGCAGCCAGTCATCGTGTACCACAGGTGAGCACGGTGGTATCTCATCCTCTGTGCACTTGCATGGAGCTATCATAGCAAGACGCTTATCATTTATCAGGCGAGCGCCTTTTGGTGTCTTTGTGACCGAATATACGTTATCGTTCTGTATAATCTTGATAAGTGATATATAAGCCGGATCTGACACTTCCGCCATGTCCCAGAGCATTGGTTCAAGCTCCATCTCATGCTGTGGACTGCTGCCCTTTTGATATGTGATAAACTCGCCCGGCTTTGGTGCCGGTCCTAATACCTTTATGGCGGTACCAAGGAACTCCTTGTTGACGTATGAAGCATTTGCCTCTATTCTCCAGCCTGTGCCCTGGAGAATATACATCCTCCTATTCGTAAGACCGAACTTGACGCCCCACGATTTGTAATCTGCTTTTAAAACCTTTTCAAACTTGCTGCAATCTATGAACATTCTGATTCTCCTATTCCTGCGATGTAAAACATATCCTGATGCAGGATACATGTATTAAATCCGTGTCTTTTAACTACTGTGAAGTATTTCATTACCTCAACTATTTCGAGCGTCTCTTGGCCTGTCGGCTCATCGTCCTCGCGTCCGCGCTGATTTGCTCGTATTTTGCGATAATCTACACAGACGGTTCTCTTGCCCTGTAGATAATCTATAACCTGCTGCCTTATCTGTTTAAGCGACAAGCCTCCTATTGGCTCTCTGCTCATCCGGTTAAGGTCTTGTGAAAATATATTTACTTTACTCACCCTTTAGGAACCTCCATTTGTCATATTTTCTGTCCCGGTCTGCGAAATCGGGGTAAAACTCATCCAGATAGCTCTTAAACATCTCAAGCATCTCTTTGCGGTCTCCACTGCTGCCGTTATCCATCATGTGATGATGGTACCGGCATCCGACTGCTCCGTTTTGCTTGATACCGAGCCCCATTGATGAGCGCGGTATGTAGTGCATGATGTCTGTTATATCCATCTCAGGGACTGCTGCCGATGGCATCTTATAGCCTGCCTGGCAGAATATGCACCGATAATTGTCACGCTCTCTTATGGCAGTACGCTCTTTTTGTGAAAATTCTAAGTATTTTGTGTATTTTGGCATGTTTTCCTCCTACATCAGCTCCATCATGGCTGCCATGATCTTGCCATCATCCTTTACCTGCAGTTCTTGAATGAGGTGCAGGTATACTCTCTGCG